ATCATTTCTGGAACATATATTTTTTCAGTAGGATGTAAAACAACATCAATACCTTCACCATCATTTTCTATAGAAATTTCACCTTTTTCGCGATTAACATTTACTTTAATATAAGATACTTTTTTAAGACGTTTATTTTCAACAGCATTTTTTTGATTAACACGGTTCATATTATCAAAGGCATTAACTAAAATTTCTTCAATAATACTGCGAAGTCCAGGCACATACTCAAATTCTCTATTCGTAATGTGTAATTTATCATTACTTAATAAATTCCAACTAGAATTAAATTCTTTTACTGTGCTTCCAATATAAGTATCAGGTAAATCTTTAATATGTTCCAATTGACTTTTTTTTTGATATTTTTTAGCAACATCATCAAGTTCATTTGTTTCATTATCGCTTAAATTAGATTCACTTACTTTATATGTTTTTTCCTTTTTACTTTCTTTTTTACTTTCTTTTTTACTTTCCTTTTTAATAGAACTCATTTTAAATTAATAAAATAATAATATAAAAATGTATTTATGAAAACTCTTGTTTTAAATAATTAGATTATTAATTAATATAATAAATCAATTTTTATATTAATAAAAAACATAATATAAATTATTATATCATTTCTAAATAAATATAATTTCTAATTAAATAAATATAATTTCTAATTAAATAATAAAAATAAAGTAATTAAATAATACTATGATTACAAAAAAAAGAAATAGTATGTATGTAAATAATAAAACTAAACATAATAAAACTAAACATATTAAATCTAGACATACTAAAACAAATATAAATAATATTAAACATAAAATAAATAAAGCAGAGTTATTTATATTAATTAATATTATTACAAATAATATTATAGTATTACTTAATAAAAAACAATCAAAATCTAAAATAAAAATACAGATTATTAAATTATTAAAAGAAATTAGAAAAAATGATAAATTAATTAATAAAAATACAACAGATAAAGAATTAACAGTATTATTTAATGCTATTTATAAACAATCTAAAATTATATATGGAAATGAACAAACAAAAAATGATACACAAAATAAAAATGATACACAAAATAAAAGTAAAACTAAAATAAATAAAGGTGGATTTTATTTTAAAAATATTGAAGATAAAGGAGATCAGCCTATTACTGGTAATGATATGGCACAATTATTAAATGAAATGCAAGATTTTTTTTATAATGCTCAATGGACTGATGAAGGTCAATTTTTAAGAGATCCTAACACACTTCTTAGTATGATGAGAGGTGATACTGATGCTTTTAAAGGTTATTTAACATGGCGTGTTATACCTAAATATATTCAAATGTTTCCACCTTTTATTAAATGGGCTGAAGTTAAAAAAATATTTAGTGAAAAAAAATATGAAGATATACCTGATTATTTACTTGCTTATCAAACATATATGCGTTCTCAAGATGAATATTTAGTTGAAAAAGGATTAAAATCACCTGATGTATTAAAAAAAGATTTATATACTGGTTTTTATAATAAATTAGCAAATTCTTTAGATGAAAATATAGTAAAATATCAACAATTTAGAAATAAATTAAAAGGTAAAGCACCATTACAATTACCTTTATAAAATAAGTTTAATTTTTATATTTGTTTATAATAATTTATTTTTCTAAATATAATAATTTTATTTTATTATCTAAATAATAAATAATATATAGTTTTATATTAATACTAATATTAATACTAATATTATATAAGCATTAATTATCTAAACATTAACTATTAATATAATACAAAATAAAATGGATTTTATTCTAGGTATAATTTTGGTATTATTAATTATATTTATTATGATTAATTATATTTCAATTTCAATTACTAATAATGATAAAACTAATTACTTATATTCACCAAAAACACAAATAAATAAAAACTATTTATCTTCAAATAATAATCTAAATCATAATCTAAATCATAATCTAAATCATAATCTAAATCATAATCTAAATTCTAATTTAAATATTAAAGAAGATTCTTATAATTATAATAAATATTTTCATTTATAAATAGTTTTATTTATAAATATGAATTAAGTTTAATATAATAATATAAATTTATTTTATTTTTTATATAAATATATTTATAAGTAGATTTATATTTTTATTATTTATTTTTTACTTTTTATTATTAATATTTTTTCTTATAAAAAAAATAATTATTTATATTAATAGTTAAAGTATTTTACTAATCTAAAAACACTATTTTATTAATTAAATTTATTAATAATGGCAAATTTTAATACACAATCACAACACATTTGTAAAGATATTGTTAATATTGATAATTGTAATAAAAAAAATAATTGTATTTATTATAATAATAGTTGTGAAAATATAAATATTTTTAATTCATTAAATGAATTAAATGATAAAGGGACTATATATGGTTATATTATAAATGATATAGATACAGGAAATTATGAAATTATTATAAATATAGTATATAATAAAAATACACAAAATAAATTAAATATATTAATTAAGGGAATTTTAATTAATTGTAGTCAAAATAATAATAATGTAGAAGATTTAAATAGAAAAGACTGTAATTTATTATTAAATGATAATACTAGTTTTTCTATAAAACAACCAGACAATACACGCATTTTTGATAAAAGTGATTTTACTAATAAAATAAGTGTTAAAATTAATTTAAATCAATTTAATCAAATAAAAAACAATAATACAATATCTAATAATAATTCTTCTTATACAATTACACTTGTAGATTTATATGATAACAGACTTAATATTAATATAATTAATTATATTCAAGGAGAAATTAACAATATTATTAATAGAACTAGTCCTCTTAATGATGAAATTAATAGAATTCTTCAGTTAACTAAGACAAAAATTGATACTATTACAGATTTTTTATAATAATTAACTTATAATAATTTATTTACATTATTTATTTACATTATTTATTTATTAATTATATTTTTAATTTTAATATTTAAAAATAAATTGTTTTACATTAATTATAATTTATTTATAAATTATGTAATTAATAAATACTGTTTATTATAATAATTTATAATTGAAATTTATTTACACTAATAATGTCTTATGAAATTAATAATTTTAATGAAATAGATAAAAATAAAATTAAATTAGGTAAAACATTTAAATATTCAGTAAGTGATAATTACAATCTTATAAATATATATTATTTGAATGAAACAAATACTAATACAAATGATAACATAAATAATAATATAAATAATAAACTACAAATAAATGAAAATAAATCACAAAGTCAAAATGTAGTAGATGAAAAAATAAAACTTATTATTCAAACACCATTAATGTATTTACCAAATAGTATAATCTATTTTAATGATAAACCATTTTTAGAACTTTCATTTAATAATGAAGATAATGATAAAGATGTAAGTTATTTTAAACAATGGATTATTGATTTAGAACATTATATTTATAAACTTATTAAAAAGAGAACGTCATTAACTATAAAAAAAGAGAATATGATAAGTATTATTAAACAAAAAAATGCAAATTATAAAAATTCAACAACAAAACTTTTAGTTCCAATAAATACAAATATAAGTAAATGTATTTTAAATGATGATTTAAAAAAAAGTAAAATTTTATTTAACTGGGAAATACCTGTTCCAACTTATGGAATTTCTATTATCTGGGTTAAAAACATTTGGGTTAAAAATAATAAATGGGGTATTAATTTATTTATGTATGCTTCTAGAGTAATGAATTCTCATATTTTAGACCCAATTGACTGTTTAGGTATGGATACTAAAAGTATTAAAAAATATGAAATAACAACAAAATTTAAAGATAATGAAAAAATGAGTATTGAAATAGGACAAATACCTGAATATACTATGTTTTTTAAAATGTTAAAAGTGGGTATTCCAAAAGATGCTATTAAACAAAAAATAGAATTAGCAGGATTAGATAAACGTATTCTAGATTATCCAGAAAATGCTCCTTATACAACTGTATTACATTATATTAGTAATCCTCATTTAGGATCCTATGTTAAAAATAATGATGTATCTAGAGATAATAATATTAATAATACTAATAATACTAGTTCTGTATATAATGTCATTAATAATACTACTACATCTATAAACTTATTGCCAAAACCATTTATTAAATTAGATTTATTAAATAATATAAATAAAGGTGGATTTAAATTAAAAAAATTTGATATAAATGAAAATGAAAATGAAAAACAAAAAATGAAAGATAAAATTTTAAATAAAATTAATAATAATGGAATAAAAGTTCCATCTTTAGGTGATATTCAAGGAGCATTGTCAAAACTAAAAAAAATAGATTTAGATTGTTAATTTTATATTTTCAAATTTTTTATTATAAATATTACTATATTATAAATAATAATAATATAATTAAATAATAATAATAATATTAATATAACATATAATAATAGAAATAAATTATAAAATATAATAATAGAAATAAATTATAATATATAATAAAAATAAAATGGATATATTACTTTCTTTCTTTTTTCTAATTATAGCAACTATTATTGGTGTATCACTATGTTTATTTTTAGGTATGAAATCTTACATAAAAATAGCAATAATAGTTATTTTACTATATATTCCAATGGAATTATACAATGATTATTTTAATAGTAATAAACATCAATCATATAAACATCAATTACCTAAACCTAATTCAAAACCAATTATTAATAATATTTCTAATACTATTTCTAATAGTATAAATAATAATAACCAATACAAAACAACTACTATTCCAATAACAACAAAAGTAAATGCTACAAAAGCAATTGATACAGAAACAACAAATTATAGTGAAATAAATACGAATGAATTTGAAATGAACAAACCACCTTTTGATGGTTTAAAACCTAAAGAATTATTAAATCGTTTAAATTATATTCATTATGCTACTTCAAATCCTAAAAAACCAATTAATTATAATGATTATAAAACTCACGCTGATAAATTAATAAATCACGATAAAACTAAACTAAGCACCAATGATACAAAATTATTGCCTTATTTAAAAGCATATTATCCTCAACTAACTGAAAACCATATTGACGCTAAAGATTGTTTAAATGAAGGTTCTAATAAAAATTCCTGTTTTCAAAATCCATCTTTATTTTTTAATGTACAAAATGATTTTAACATTCTTAAAGAAGGTGTTACTGAGGATAATGCTAATTTATTAATTCGTGAAGATTTTAGTATGCCTATGATTATAGATAAATATGAACGTCATGAACCTATATTATTTCAAAATACAATTAATGGTAATTTAGATAAAATTATAGATAATGAAAGTAATGAAACTATTGATTTATCATCATCTAATAATGCGTGTAGGCATTGTAAATTAGCATTATGTAAAAATGATTACTGCGGGCTTCAAAATAAATTATTTATGTAAAATATATTTTTATTTAGTTTTTTAATATATTTATAATTAATTATATATCTATTTTTTATATAATTATATAATAATATAATAATAAATTTATAATATTATAAGTATTTTGTTTAATTATTAATTATGGAGTTAAGCACTTTTTTAATATTATTAATAATTGCGTTGATTTTAATATCAATTGGTTTTATGATACCAGAAGTAAAATATAAAATTGCTTATTTTATGGTTATTTGTTTATTAGGTTTATCCATATTAAATATTTATCTTTCTATTGTATATTATATTAAATTAAGAAATGATCCTGGAATACCAGGTGAAATGGGTAAAAAAGGTCCTCGTGGTGTCAAAGGATTACCTGGTAAGTGCTCTTTTACTGAAAAGTGTGGTATTGATGACCCTCGACCAAAAATTTTAACTGTAGCAAATGAGATGTATGATATTTCTACTACTTGCTTAGATACACCATCTTTAGAGAATTGTAATGATAATCAAGACACTTTAGAAAATGCAATGCCTATAAATGCACAAATAAATATGTTAGAAAAAATTGCTTATAGCACTAAAATGTCAGAAACAGATTTTTTTGATAAAGTAAATGTTTGTATTCAAGATTCTAATTCTTGTATGGATCCAACAAACTTTTAATTTTGTTTATATTTTTGTAATTTAATTTTTTGTTTTTAGTTTAATAAATATGAAAAATAAAGTATAAGTATAAATTAAAAAGTAAATTTAAAATCTAAATAAATATATATTTAAAATAAATTTAAAATGGAATTAATATATGTGATATTTATTGCTATTATTGGTATTATCATTGCAATTGGTGTTGGTTTAGAAATAAGTAAAAATATCGATGAATTTACTGTATCTATGTTATTTTGGATATTGTATATAATAACAATTGTTACATTTATTAATATAATTTTAGTGTGGAATTATTATCAAAATATGAAAGATAAAAAAGGTACTATTGGAGAACAAGGAGAAATGGGTGAAAGGGGTGATAAAGGTGATGCTGGTTTATGTGATCCAAAATGTCGTGATAATATTTGTGAAAATGCTTTAAATGAATTAATAATTGATGAATTAAAAGAACGTAATAATGGTGATGTTATTAAAATGAATAATGTTTATATAAAAAGCAAAATACGTCAAATGTGTGCTTCTGATGAATTTAAACAATTAGCACCTTATAATGGAAGTTTAAATTTAATTAATTATTTAAAAACAATATGGACAAAATGGTTTGATTTACTTTATGATTCAGGTGGTCTTACTTATTTTCAAACTATTGGTGCCGAAACTGAGTTTGATTGGTTAAAAGATAATCCTTTTGATGAATTAAAAAAATATGATGTGTTTTATTGGGGTATGGGTAAGCAATATAGACCACAATTAGTTGATAAATGTTATTATAGTACAGATGGAGTAAATATTAGTGATATTAAAAATACATATAATATACGTGTATCTAAAACAGATTACTATGATAAAATAGGTGATAGTAAAGGTACAGAAGCATTACAAGATATTAGTTTTTGGAGAGCAAAACAATTTACTTATAAAAATAATGTATTTTATCCAATTGGAGATATTATAATTGGTCCAGATACATTAGGTGATAATGTTGGAAGACCAAGAAAAATAGGAGAATATGTTATACATAATAATATTATAACTGGTCCTAATAGAGAAACAATAATTGTATCAGGAGATGTTAAACCACCAGTAAATTATATATTAAAATGGAATAATAAAGGAGAAAGAGGTAATAATTTTTGGGTATGGAAACCTATTGCACCCAAAGGATATATTGCTCTTGGAGATATTATAACTGTAAGTGAGAATAAACCTTTAACTAATGAAAATGCACCTATTCGTTGTGTTCCAAAAGAGCTAACCGAAAAAATTCCATCACCGCAAACTATTTTATGGACTTCACAAGGTATAAGAATGGCTTCACATATTTCATTATTAGGATATAATTTAAATAATAAAGATATAAAAGTAGTAGCGGATGATTCAAACGCTTATAATGTATTTAGAACTGTAGACGGTTCAAATCAAAACTATATTCCTAATAGTGATCATAATAATAATTTTTATAAATTAAATTCTAAAAAATATGATACAAATTTTGTAATAGGACGTGAAAACGGTAATCCTAATGATAGTAATGGTGCCAATCGTGTTGGTAAAGGTTATATTCCTTCACCACAAAAAGACGCTAAATATAGTATTATGTCTTATATTAATTTAAAAAATAATGGTAAATTAACACATTCTAATACTAGTAAAGTAATTACTTGTAATTTAATTCCTAATGCTATAGGTAATGCTTATTTAGTAAAAGATAATGAAAAATGTTTAGATTTTGTAAATAATAAAATTAAAAAAAATGAATGTGATGAATTATTAGACACACAAATTTTTAGTATTATATTTACAGGGAATAAAAAAAATCAATGTCAATTACGTCATTATGAAAGTAAAAAAATATTAACATTTAATAAAAATGGAAATAGAACATTTACATTAATTAATGAAAATGATAGTAATAATTATGCAAATACTTTATTTATAATGGATATAATGGATTAACTAAAATATTACATTTTTTCTTTATAATTACTTTATTTTTTATTTTTTAATTTTTATGTAATATAAAAATTTTTTCCAAGTATATTAAAAATTATAAATATATAATATTATAGTATAATAAGTATAATATAATAAATATAATAATAATAATAATAAATAATAAATAAATAAAACATATAAAATGAATATATATTGGATTTTTTTTACAATTGTATTATTTTGTATATATGTATTATTTGGTCTTCATATAACAGAAGGTTTAGAAACATTAGCACAACAATTATTAACGTGGATAATTTATACAATATTATGGGGGACATTTATAAATATATTTACATTAGGATATTTTTGGTCTGTTATTAGAAACAAAACAGGTCCTTATGGATTACGTGGTCATGAGGGTGAAACAGGGGGTAAAGGTGGACGTGGTCAATGTAGTATTACTGCTTCACAAGCCTATTGTATGAAATCTATAAATGATTATATTAATGAACTCTATAAAACTAAAAATAATAAAGATATTTTAAATGAAGAAACACAAAAATTTCCTTGTGTTTATCTTAATGAAAAAGTAAATAAAATGGCAGGTAGTCGACAATATCAAGTTATTGTTGCAAATTTATCAAATGATAATAAAGGTATTGATGATATTATAAATTATTTAAAAAGTATTTGGAAACAATGGTTTGATTTGTTATATAATGCTACAAATCCACAAGGTAAATGGTTTGAAGATGAATATGGTGATGAAAATTATGATTGGGTAGGGAATAATCCGTTTAATGAAATAAAAAAATATGATGTTTATTATTGGGGTATTACACGTAATTTTAGACCTCTTAAAGCGGAATTATGTCGTTCATCATCAACGTATGAAAACTCTAAATTTCCTAAACATAATTATCCAGAAGAAAAACCACCAAGATTAAGGATTATAGAAACAAATGATTATCATTGGAATGGTAATGATGATGGTTCAGGAGCATATTATGACGCAAGTTGGTATAGACCTAAACAGACACAATATGGAGATGAAACATATTATCCAGTTGGTGACGTTGTTGTTAGAGATACTTGGGACGCACAAAAATCAGGCGATACTGAAGTTGGTGATTTAAAATGGAAAGCAAAAGATAATGGACCTGATATTAAAACAATATTAGTTGCTGGTGATGTTAAAGATCCTATAAATTATGATGATACTTTAATATGGCATGATCATGATTGGTGGTTCGGTAGTTATAAAATTAAGTGTCCTGAAGGTTATACAGATATGGGAAATATTGTAAGATCACACAGAAAGGAAAGATACTATAGAAATATTAATAATGATGGTTTAAAGTGTGTTCCTAAAGATTGTGTTGAACCATTAAATAAATCAGGTGATGGTGTTTGGGAAAATTGGGGAAACTGGCAATTTGCTATTAATACAAGTGATAAAATAAATCCTAATAATACAAATGGTTATAATCTTTTTAGAACTGCTAATAGTGAACAACCTTTTTATAAACTTAAAGATAAATGTCTTAAACCTGTAGAAGTTGATCATCCCCCGCCATCTACTAAAGAAGTTGAAAAAGAATTTGGTGATTTAGGAATAGGTTGGATTGGACATCCATATAAATTAGATCCTAAATATAGTATATTTACATTCTTAAACTTAGTTCCTGAAGGAATGATAGTTCATAAAGGGACAGGACAAAGATATTATATTATTCATTATGGAGGAGAAGATATAAATATATTTAATATTTTAAAATATAGTAAAAACACACAAAAATATGATTACGCATTACAAATAAATGCTAATTATAAAGAAACATTTAAAGATAATAAAATAAAAAATAATAAAGAATTATTTAAAGATAATAAAATAAAAAATAATAATCAAAATACGAAAGATAAAAATATATTTTTAATATCAAATAAAAATGGAAAATATATTTCATATGATAATAAAACTAATAAATTATCATTAAATAAAGGAAAATCATTAATACTTGAAATTAAAGATATTAATCAAAAAGAAGATAATTATTGTAATATTCTAAAAACTTATTATATTGATAATAATAAAAAAAATAATATTACTAATAGTAATAATAATTCTATGTTGTCTACTTTAAATAATAATAATATAAAATGGAAATTTATAGATAATAAAGATGGAACTATTAAAATTTATAATAATAATAATAAATATTTAGATTATAATAAAGTAAAAGATGAAGTTGAATTAATTGATAATAATAAAAATGTTTATAATTGGATTCTTAATAAATTATAGTTTATAATTAATAATTTAGTTTTTTATATTTTTATATAAGTTTTATGTTTCAAATAAAATAAATTATATATTTATAAATATTAATAATATATTCATAAATATTAATAATATATTCATAAATATTAATATATAATAATATGGGAGGTGGTCCAAGTAGACCTGCTGATGTTGATGAACGAGTGCTTGATATAGTTTTTTTTGAAGAAGTAATTGAAAATCCACCACAAACACGTATTATTGAAAGACCGCTTTCTAAACTAGATAAAAGACAGCAATGGAACATTGTGCTAAATAATAATAAAAAAACATTTAAATTAAAAAATATAGAAAATAATACATATCTTTATGTAGGTCTAGAACCTACTGATGGTATTCCTGAATTTTCAACAATTGATTTAGATAAAGATAATTATAAATATGATCCAGCATATGTTGGTATAAGTAATTATGAAATAGAAAATCAAACAGACTTTAGTTTTATTTCAACTTTTGGAACACAATTAGATATAATAGATAAAAATGATAGTGATATTAAAATGAATAAAGCAGTTTTAAAATCAATAAAATCATCAAGAGTAAGAATAACAACTCAACTTGATGAACATTTAAATCTTTTTGGTGTATTTATTTATGGACCTGATGACAATGTATTAAATACAAATGAAAACTATGCTTATAGTAGTTCAAATTGGGAAGAAAGTTATCCTGCGAGTTATGCTATAAAAGTTGTTAATGAAAATCCTAATAGAAAAGGATATGATGCTATACAAAATAAAACTTTAAATGGTAAAAATATAGGTTGGAATAGTGCGCTCTTAACACGAGTATATGCTCATACTAATAAAGATAATACAGGTGTAGGAGGTGGTTCATGGTGGGAATATGAATTTGATGAACCTGTTGACATTTCTCTTATTGAAATTTTTGGTAAAACAGATTGTTGTCCTGATAGAAATAAATTAAGAATTGATTTATTTAATGATTCACAAAGTAGAACGAATGTAATATGGACTACTAACTTTGATGATATGAAATATGATGCTCATAAAGTAGTTAAAATTTAAAATTATAAATTTAATTTATGATACTTAAAATAATAATATTAAAATAAAAAATATAAAAATCTAATTAATTAATATAATAAAAAATATATAATAAAAATATATAATAAAAATGAAACAAGAAAATATGAATAGTTATTGTTTATTAATTTTATTACTAATAATAGTTTTTTTAATATTATATAATAAATATAATGATACATTTATGAATGAAAAAAATGCTAATTTTGAAAATGATGGTAATATGACGTTTGATTATTTATTAAATGATAATTATAAAGATGAAGTTTTAAATAAATATTATTTAGATGATGATATTAAAATTTCAGGTAATTATATTAATATACACCCTTACCAATATCCTTATGAAACTAAATATTTAAATATAATTTTAAATAATAAGCCTATACATTATACACTTAATTCATATGGTTCAAATCCACGTAATCATATAAAAGATAAAATAAAATATGGAGAATTTGAAACATTTGCTGAATATATTTATAGAACATATGGTGTTAGACGTTAATTTTAATTTAATTTTTAATTTCTTTTAAATTTTCTTCAAGTTCTTCAATAATAGATTTATTATAAATAGTATTTTCTACAAATCTTAAGGGTATCCATTTTTCAAATACTTTGGAAAATTTACATTCCATTGTTAAGCCTAAATTATTAGATTTAGAGTTAAATGTATAGTATAATAAATGACTTGTTTTAATATTAGGTATTAAAGCAATTGTGTGTTTAACTAAGTTCTCGTTCATATCATTACAATAAAGATTATAAATATCAGGAATATCTGTTTTTAATACTTTAAATACCGCATTATTGGCTTCAATTTCTATCGTTTTTATTTCTTCTTTTACCTCTTGTGAATTATTTGTTTCATTAGAATTATTATTGCTATTATCATTATCATTATTATCACCATTACCATTTATTGAATCAGGAATACACATAGTTTCATTAGCCATAGAATTTTTTTTATTATATAAATCGGGGTATTTTTCTTCAATAATATCATCAATTTCATTACTACTCTTTACTTGTATTTGATTTTCTCTAGGTATCATATAGAGATAATTAGAATGTTTATTATTTAATGTATAAAATACAATACCTTTACACATATAGGATAAATTAGGAATAAAATCATTCACCATTTTTTTAATATCTTTATAAAGGAATAATTTCTTAATATACAAAGGACAAATTTCTAAATATTTATCTGGTGTATAGTCATTTTCCATAATCTTATTAATTAATTCAAACTTACTTAAAATATTTTTTTCATTTGTTTTCATACCTTTGTATAATAAAAGATTATCAATTAGAAAGAACCAACGACGCTCATTATCACGGACTAATTCACCTGTAAAAATAGTATCTTTTTCATATAATTCGTCACTAAATCTATATTTAACACAATGCATTTTGGGATAAGTATAACCGTCTTTCAACTTCTTATCAATAAATAAGGCACAATTTATATTATCAATTCTAGTTAAATAGAGCATATAAGGATTACCGTGTGTATAAGGTGTTAAAATATGTTGATGATATAAAACATTACGCACTATATTGGGATTAATAATATTATAATCTCTAGTTACAATTTGTATCCCATATTTTTTATCAATATCTTGTATAATTTGACCTTTTGTTTTATTATCATTTACATTACTACATTGCTTATCACAAAAAGAAATTTTTGATAAAATAGAACCTGTTAATGTAAGTGCCATTTTGATATTTTCTTTGATTTTTGTTTTGATTTTGGTTTGGTTTGGTTTGGTTTGGTTTGTTTTATTTTACAATACTTATTATAATTATTTTGTTTTTATATTGTTTTATAATCAATTTTTATATTTATATAAAATTATATAATTTTGTATTAATTTTTTAATATTTGTATAAAAATATATAATTTTTTATAAAATTATAGTTTTACTTTTAAAATATATATGTAAGTATAGTTTAAATAAGAATTATAATTAAAATAATTATCTATTATAATTATAAATTACTATAGTAATTATAAAAGCCCAATAATGAAAATACACAAAAAGACTAAATTAAATAAAACTAATATAACTAATACAAATTCAAACAATAAGAGTTTAACTTCAACTAAATTAGTCTCTAGAAAGATATTAAATAAATTAATATTAAAAGGTGGCAACTATGTTAGAAATTACAATGTATCATCAGCCCATAATAAAAAAACTCAAAAACAAAATGGAGATTTAAAAAGAACTCTTACTGCTTTAAAACAAAAAAAATATTTTACTAAAAGTCAAAAACAAGATGGTGGTTTTATTATTGATGCTATAAAACTTAAAATTAAATTAATGAAATTTAAATCATTTCTTAAAAAATATAGAAAAGAAGAGAAAGAAATACAAAAATACATTGATTCTTACAAAGGTAAAACAACTATATTAGAAAGTTTAAAAGATAAAAAAATTAATAAAGCAAGAGAATATATTATTCATTATAGAAAATTTAAAATCTTTGAATTTCTTAAAAATAATAAAGATAATGAAAAAGATGTTAAAACAATTGATATTGATGGTAATTATGCGGATGCGTCCTCAAAACTTAAAGGTATTGATAATTCATTAAAACAATTTGAAAAAGAACAAAAAAGAGAAACACCTAATTTAAATAAACAAACTAAAACATTTAAAAAAAATAGTAAAAAAATTTCAAAATTAATTGCATATTTTGAAAAAACATTGAGAAAATATTATGACGAAATTGATATGATTAGAGCAAATTATAAGGAATTTCAAGGGAAAAGCAAACTTGATTCAGAAGCAAAAAGTAAAATAAAAAAATATCAACGTTTTGCTAGAGATATAGATTTTATACTTTCTTTTAATGATATGGAGCAGAAAAAAATGATTGATTTAAAAAATGATATTTCTACAATTATTGATAAAGGACAAACATTTAGTAAGCAATTTAAAGATTTTGATTCATCTAAATTTGGAGAAGACCTTGAAAAATGGAAAGAAAATTATACTAGAATATACGAAAATTTAGATATTACAGATGATATTGATGAAATTGTAGAAACTTATAAAGTAACCATAAATAATTTAGAAGTGATTAGAAATCAACTTATTATTATGAAAATGAGTAAAGGAGGTTTTGAGAAAGATATAGAAAATATTCGTGTTCATATTGATAATTTAAATAAACATATGAATAATATTTTATTAGAACAAAAAAAATACATAAAACAATTAAAAATAGCATTAATTACAGAAAAACCTTTTAAAGATGTTGATGTAGCAGTAACTATTATTATTGGTTCTATAAAAAGTATAATAGAGTATAATAAAAAACTTCAAGGGGAATTTAATAATTTTAATAAAAGTCTTGGTAATAGCGGTGTATCAACCGTAGGAGGAGGAGTTGTTAGTATTGGAGGAGGAGTTGGGTGCGGAGGAGGTGAGTGTATTAGTGTAGGTGGTGCTGGTGCTGGTGCTAGTAGTGATCCTAGTACATTTGGAAATAATATAACTTATGAAAATTTTTTAAGTTTAACAAATAAAAGTTTAAAAAATAAATTAGAACATTATAAATTTGATAATGTTGATAATATTCAGATAAAAATTAAAAATAATAAAACAGAAAATTTTTTAGAAGCATCTATAGAAAATCAATACAATATATTAAAAGTTTTATTTAATATATGGCTATATTTAACTTATTGGATGGAAGGAGAAGATCGCTCATCGAACACTGAAATAAATATTTTGTTAGAAAGAAAAAACACAGATATTTTACTACCTTTTATACAACTTATTTTTGTCTATGAACTATTGAGTTATGAAAAAAATAAAATTACTGATATAAAAGATGATAAATATAAACCACTTAAAAACAATTTAATAGAACTATTTAAAAAATTAGGTTCTAAACTGAAATTTGATAATATTATTAAAAAAATTAATAATAATGAAAAAATTGAATTTCATGCAAATACATTTACAAACCAAACTATACAAAAATTTACTAATAAATTAAAGGTTTTAAAAGATGGAACTAACGACAAAATGAATAAGTATGAAATCTCTGATATAAATTTATCACCAACACCAGAATTAAAATTAAAAACTGAATTAGGAAACAATTTTATTGTGGAACTTATGGATAATGGAGACACAAAAACAAACTTTAATACAGAATATAAAAACCAAATAGTTGCTCTTCAAAGTGAAATTAATGGATGGAAAACATTTTCTAAAACTGACCATTTTAAAAAAGCAGTAGCATTAAGCATTTTACATCTTAGATTAAATGATAGCCCTTCTGACACACACAAAACTAACATTAATAAATATATAAAAAATATTGATAGTGATACTACTATTAAATTAGTAGACATATGTGATGATCCAGGACCACCATTACCCCCAGTACACCCAGTACCCCCAGGATCCCCAGTACCCCCAGTATCCCCAGGATCCACAGGATCCCCAGGAATAGCAAATCTAGGAGCATTATCATCACCAACACCAAAATCAACATCAACACCAACACCTCAACCTACACCTACAATTACAAATGGAATTGTAAAAATAAATACTAATTTAGTAAATGACCCTGTTGTTGCTAAAAATTTTGATACTGTTGTAGAAACTGTATCTGAATTAACTACTACTATGGATAAACTAACTCCACAAAGTGATGATGATAATACAATACCAGAAGCATATGATAAAATTATTAAAAAACTGACTATAATTAATGAATGTGTTAGTAATTTGAAATTAATTGAACCTAAATTTAATATTGAAAATGCTAAATATGAAAAGGTTGATTTAGGTTATGACTGGGTTCAAAATTACTTTAAAAAAGAAGGTGAATTTGGAGCGACATCAGGAATACAAACTATTAAAGACGCATCTAGTCAAACTAAATTTACAAGTTCTACTGATAAATCAAAAGAAAAATTTACAGAAGATGAGTTTAATTTTTTTATTGTAAATATTAGTAATAAATCATCAGAAATAGAAAAAAGACTTACATCTATAGCAGAAAAATTAAAAAATTCTGAAAATTTAAATATATTTAAAAAAATTTTTGAGACAAAAGAGCCTTATCAAAAATGTTTGTATTCTAGATCTATCAATAATACTTATTATATTGATAATAATCTAAGAAAATATTTATCCGAGCAATCAACTACTCATTGTAAAGATAACAAAAAAACATCGTAGTAAGATACTAAATTTTAATATAATTTCAATACTTTATTTTATAAACTATAACTTATTTTATTTCTAATTTTTTCAAATTTATAATATGATTTCAAATTTATAATATCATTTCAAGTAATTTTATATCATAATAAATAATGTTATATCCTATAAATAAAATAATATTAATTAATAGTAAATAAAAAATATAAAAAATAATAATAAAAAATATAATATATAATTATTAAAAATATAATAAATAATTAATAAAAATATAATATATAATAATTATATAAATAGATAATAATAAAAAATGATTATTGATAAGAAACATATAATTTTATTCTGGATATTAGGTTTAATCCTATTTACATTTTATTGTATCTTTCGTATTAAACATATTCGTGAAAAATACGATGACATTAAACTTGATAATAAACCAAAAACAATAATAGATCATATTAATAATATTCAAGGTAAAAATAAACTAACAGATATGCCTGGATGTAGTACTATTTATGATGATAATATTAAAGTTCAAGAATTAGGTTATGTTAATTGTGAAAGTGCATATATTGATTATTTGAATAATAATCTAGATATAAATAATAAATATGAAAGTGAAAAAACATTGGCTGAAATATGCCCTGTTTCTGCTAAAAGTAAAAGATATAGTGAATGTTTAAAAACATTATTAGATAAAAATGCAAACACTGCTACTATTCTAGATAATGTAAATTTAGATATGGTTGATACAATTAATAATCGTATTAACGAACGTTCTACTATATTACATAATATAGAAACATCATTAAATCCTTTTATTTATAGTAAAGTTCAAAATGACTTTAATAATAATATGATTATTAATGACCAAACTGCTAAAACTCCAGACGATGCTTTAAGATTGGTTGATAAATATTATGAAGAGAAATATAGTGAAAGTAGAGAAAATAAACATAAAACAAAAGAAAATTTTACAAATAGTGTTGATCCTCAAATAGAAAAGTTATTTTTTGGTAGTTATAAACCTATTCCAGGACAATTTTTAGCATTAAGTGATTTAATTGTATCATTAGAATACGATACGTCTAATTATACTCATACAATTGTAGATAATAAATCATTAAAAGAAATCCCTGAAAATTTATCAGAATCTAAACCTGTGATGCTTAGTATTCGTAATGCTGATTTATTTATTGTTTACACAGTTAGTAAAATAGATAATTATAAATCAAAAGATAGTGTTGTTGAATTTATATTAAAAGATAAAAAAATAATTAAACAATCAAATAATGACAGTATTATAGATCCATTATTAACTATTTTAGGATTACCATCTTCACAAACTAAATTAATTATAATATTTGAAGAATTTACATCAACTGAAGGTATTAAACATTCAACTTATAAAATTGTTAATGAAACTTTGGATACATTATTAGTATTAAAAAAATTAAAGTAAATTTACATATGGTTTTATAAAATAATAGTGTTTTCATTACACGTCATTCTCATTGTTTTTTTAATAGTATTGTATTTTGTTATTTTTTTTCCCTTAATTTTTTTACTATTTACTTTATTATTATTTAATTTCTTATAATTTACTTTATTATTATTTAATTTCTTATTCATACCTTGTAATAAACTATTAATAAATTGTTTTAATAATAAATTGTTTCTAGAGACATCTATTAATTCTCTTAATTGTTTAAAACTTTTTTCTGTCTCTATAAATTTTAAGTGTTTATCCAGAATAGTTTTAAAATAAAGAGGTAAATTTAATAAGAGATATAGTTTTATAACATAATAAGAAAAAACACAACTGTCTTGTTTAAATTTTTTATTATTATGTTGGTGTGATTTAAGTGTTTTAGATTTAGTTGGTTTTGAGTTAGTTGAATTACTAAATGAAAAATCATTCCATTGAGAATAATTACATAAATGTAATATTTTACTAACTTGTAATGTGCTAAATATAATTTCATTTTTTAAACTTAGTTTCATTTCTTTAGTGTCTCTAGAATAATATAAACTATTTAATACATTTGCTAGGGTTTCAGTTAGTGCTTCATAGAGTAAATAGGTATTGTCTATATTTATATGATGTGTTTTAATAAAATGTTCTAGTGTAGATTTAGCATAAGGTGATGATAGATTTCTAAAATCAAGATGATGAAAATGTATTGCTTCATGAAATATACTTTTAAATAATTCTTCTTTTCTATAAATAATGATATCTCTAGAGTTAGTAACAGCAGTATTAACGTGTTTGGTTTTAAAATGATAGTTTTCGGTTAAGTCTTTATCTATTTCTTTCTTTTTATCTGTAAGAAAAAGTATAAATCTTTCTGGAAGATGGGTTGTATTTAGGAATTCATTAAAAAATAATAAACGTTTAATAATATGTGTTCCTAAAGTTTCTATTTGTTTTTTAGTAGTAGGTGTATGTTTATCATCATACATAAATACATATACTATATTAGGATACGTTTTACCTTTCCATACTATTGAATAAGTAATTAGTTTTTTAATCTTAAGTTCAATCTCTTCTAATAGTTTATAACTTGTAAAATTATTAATAAGAAGAGAATGAAACTCTAGAGAAGGAAATAAGTTTAGTAAATTAGTATAAAGAGTAGGATAAGTATAAATAAAACTATTATAAATAGTTAATAATTTTGTTCCAACTTGAGATTTATTGAGAAAAGTATAACATTCTTTTTTAGTTTTATTATTATTTAAATTATCTTTTAAACTTTTTTGTTCATCCAGAGTAAATTGTATTATAAATTCATTTATAGTTATAAGATGTCTAAATATATCTATAAAAGAAGGTATAGTATGTTGTGAAGGTATAGTATGTTGTGAAGGTATAGTATTTATTGTATTATTATAATTATTATTTAAGTTTTCTTCTTTATAACTTAATGTAAATGTTAAATTATTTTTAATAGTAAATAAATTTTCAATGAGTTGAGAATGTGTCTTTAAAAATGTATCTACTAGTGTTGTAATTTTAGTTTCATAGTTAGTATAAAGTGTTTTATGTTTAGTATTAGTAGTATAATCAAGTAAATCCTTAATATAATCTATAGAATTATTACAGATTACTCTGGATACACTCTTTTTTTTATAAGTATTCATAATTATTATTTTTAATATAATAATCGTATTCTATTAAATAATTATATAATAATAGTAAATTTAAAATAATAAAATTAATTAAAAATATAAAAAAATACTAAAACATAAACTATAAATTATAGTTATATAGTTATATAGTTATATAGTTATTCATCACTATCAGCAAGTAGTTTATTGATTTCAACAATTTCTTCTAGACGATGTTTTAAATATTGTTTTAAATATTCATTTGATTCATAATTATAATCAATACGATTAATCATATCTTGTAAAATTTCTTTTGTGATAAGAAAATTAGTATCTTCTTCATTAGAAGGGTCAAAATCTCTTTCTTTTATAGTTTTAAAGTCTTCTTTTTGTTGTTTATTTGAAGAATTTTTAGTTGAAGAGTTTTTTTTATTTTTATTATTTTTCTTCTTTTCATTTTCATACATTATTTGTTTATTTTCTAATAATCCTTGTTTATATTCATTATCAGCACCATTTTTAACTTTATTAAAACTACCTAATAAAACATTTTTAAATTTATTAATACTATCTTCTCTTGATTTTTTCTTATCTTCGCGTGTTTTGCGTTTATATTTTCTTACATTTTTTTCACGTGTGGTTTCACTAGTATCTTCATTGTATTCTTCGTCTTCTTCATCATCATTTGTATTATCTGTAAAACCTTCTATCATATTATTATTATTATTAGTATTATTAATAGTATTATTATTTTTATTATTAGTATTAATATTAGTATTGCTAGAATAAAATGATGAACCAAAGAGAATTGTAAATAATAATAATACAATAAGTATGGATATATTAATATTGTAATAACCTATAAAAAGTGTTATTATTAATACAATTAATATAATAGCAGGATTTGATATAAAAGAACTGATTGAATTTTTAAGTGATGTATTTATAAATGTATAACAACTAATGAGTAAAACTAAATTCATAATAATAAAGAAATTTATATTTGGATTATTAAAAATTTTATGAATTTTATTATGTATAGATGTAAATGGGGTTAATGGGGACAATGGTGTTGAAATCATTTTTATAATAGTATTTATAGAATATATTTTATTATATATTATACTTTATTATATATTATACTTTATTATATATTTACAAGTATTTATTATTATATATTTACATATATATTTAAAAAAATAAAATAATATATTTAAAAAAATAAAAAAAATATACTTAAAAAAGTAAAATAATATAATCTAAAATGATATAAATTATATAAATTAAAATTATTGTATTAGTATTTAGAATGTAGGAACGCCACTTCTAAATTGTTCAAATTGGTTATGAATAGTATTTGGTTGTGGCATTACAGATTGAGGGTCTCCTCCTGATTGTATAGTAGTATCACTAGAAGTAAAAAAATTTAATTTACTAATATAAAGAGCACCGTAAGTTGAACTATAAAGTAATAATCCAATACGTAGATACTGTGCTGATGTATATTGTTTCTTTTCAAATTTATCATAAAGATAAACTAAAATTAAACCAATAATAGTAGCAATTAATGGTAATACATAAATATTTGTAATATATTCTTCTAGCATTTGTATTTATATTTATAATTTAAATTAGAATTTGTAATGAGATTTAAGTTAAAGTTAAAGTTAATAAATAAACGTATTTTAAAATGATAAAAATTACGTATTATAATTAAGTATTATAAATAAAAAGAGTAAAAAATAATTAATACTAAATTAAATAAAATAAATCTAATTGGGACCATAAATACCGTGAGATTTAAATTCACTATTTAAATCACTTGATGGACAAAGAGCAGGATTATGACCATTTGTATCTAAATTTTGTGCTAAAGTAGTATTTGGTTGATTTGATGACATAACTGGGAAAGTGGTTGTTGGTATATCATTATTAAAAATAGCACTTAAAATAGTAGTTTTTTTAGTAGGTGTAGGTGTGTGGGTAGGTTTAGGTTGTGCTTTTAACATTTGTGTCATTGTTGGAGTTGCTCCTTGAGTCGGATTAGTATTACCAGAATCTATTTTTTGAGAAATAACATTACCATTGGTATCTACAGTAACTGTTTTGGTAATAACAGCAGGGACTTTAATATAACGAACAGCATCACAAGATTCACATTCTTTTTGAGTAGGACAGGGTGCAGGTTCAGGACATTTTTGTTGTGCAGGACAAGGTTTAGGTTCAGGACAGTTTTGTTCAGGACAGGGTTCGGGTTTAGGGCATTCAGGGGCTGGAGGGCACTCACGGCATAAACCTGCGCTTACTTTAACTTTAGGGGCAATACAAGGTGGACAATTTGTTCTTGGAGGTATTGTAGATTTTTTAACATATGCTGATAAATCTATTTCAGGTGTAGGAGGGCATACTTTTTCAGGGGGAATGCTTGATTTTTTAACATATTGACTTAAATCAATATTAGGACCAGGAGATGGTATATCAGATTTTGAAATATATTTATCTCTATCTTCAGCAGTAGCAACTATACATTTACCATCATTGGGACCAAGTTCAGTTTTTTTAACAAAAGTATTAACATCAGGGGCATAACCATAATCGATTAATCTTTGTTGAAGTGCTTTGACAGTACCTTTTAATTGGTCAGGAGATTCATCTTTTAATTGTTGCTGTATAGCATCTAATACAGGGTCTTCAAAAGGTTCAATACTTTTTTCATTATCTTTGATAAGCATTAAAATATAACATAATATTAAAATAATTCCTAATAGAGCAAGTAAAAAAGTAGTAGTATTCATTTTAAACATTATTATTTATTAATAATTAATATTATTATTTTACTAATTTATATTAATATTATAATTTATGAATTAATTATTTAATTTATAATAATATTATTATTTATTAATAATATTAATATTTATTAATAATATTATTTTTTATTAATAATATTATTTTTTATTAATAATATTATTTTTTATTGTAAAAATAAAATAATTTTTTAAAAACTAGAAAAGAATTTTAAAAAGTATAAAAAAATATAAATAATTAAAATTTAAATTTAAACCATTGAGTTAATTTAGTTTATAATTTACAATGACATGAACCTACACGATTACTAGTATAATCATTTGTATTAATAATTTTACAACCTTGATGTTTA